CACTTGGCGTAGTGGTGGTAAGAGCGGGACGTGGCGCACGGTTCTTGATGTAGGTAGTTACACCAGCGGCACAAGCTACAGAGTCAGTACCGGAGGTTGCAGCGGTTCCACTTGTGCTGACATAAACAGGGTTAGTAGCGGCAGAAGGCACAGTAACGGCCACATAAGGTGCCCAGCTAGTTAGGGTAGTTGTAGCAGCAGAGGTACCTGCTGTTACAGAGATTGCATAAACAGCCATATTTCACTTCCGAGGGGTTAGTAATTACTTAGCGGTAGCTGCTGGCTCTTCGGCCTGAGCGACTGCATCAGTAACCTCACTCTTTAGTGTGGAGGCAACAGTCTCTACCTGTGCGGCAGCAGCGTGTAGGTCTTCAGCTACGGCCTGCTTGACTACATCCTCTACGGGAGCCAAGTGAATGTGCTGGAAGACAGATTCTAGCTTGACGACTAGGGTATGTAGGTCGCCTTCTAGGTTGTCCTTTAGCTCAGAGAACTTAGTCTCTAGATCGGTAAATACACTCATGATTATCCTTCGTGTCTTGCAATGGATGCGTTGGCCCAAAAGACTACTTCGTCCAGCTTGGTAAGCGATACGCTTAGCTCTCTGCTAGGAGGACACATCTCATTTAGATACTGTGCCAGCTCTCCACAGATAGCGCGGATACTTTCATACCTAACAGCTTGATCTTCGGTAGCCTTATGAAAGGTAAATCGATTCTTTAGTTCTTCGTTGTCTAACATCAGTCAGTTACGATGGCACCATGTAGACGCTCGTAGCGTCCACCTGAACGGTCTACCTGCTCGAAACGGCGGGCAGCATTTGTGTCTACATTAACACCGTGCATGAACTCACCAGTCATGTTAACAGAGTCAATCCAAGCAGCAGATCCTACGTGAGCGCGCGCACGCATTGTCTCAGCGGCAGGCTTCTCCCATACGACAGCATTGTGGTTAGGGGGACCTGGAGCAGTCTTGTAACCGCTCATTGCACCGGTCTGAAAGTCTCCAGGTACGTCGGTGTCAGTAGCAATACCCTCTTCAAAACGCAGTGGTCCGCGACGCTCAGGGTTAGAAGCTGACTTAGCCTCATAGTTAACAGCGCCACGTGCTCTTTCTTCAAATCTTGGGGCAGGGGCTAGATTAACTGCGCGGCCTGCCTCCTGGTACATTTCAGCCATGTTTTATCCTTAATAGTTTAGCTAAATTATTTCTATGATATCAGCTTAACTTCTACGTCTATCATAAAACGGATTATTGCTGACTTCTACTTCATCCGAAACATTCATTGGAATAACGCTCAATGCAATAGCGAGAGAATCACAATAGTCGTCGTGCGCATTCGCTTCCTTCGGCGCTTCCGCCAGCATGTAGGGACCTTCAAACTTTACCTGTAGGTCGGACATTTGCTGAACGAAGTTTCGGAATGTACGAAGGTTTCTTGTCTTTGCGTGAGCAGGCCAAGTGATCTTACCACGGTCAAGCATTTCACGGAGATACTTCCAGCGATCTGATTGCGCAGGTCTTTGAGAAGAAACATCAACAATCTCTATATGAGGCAATAGTACACGAAGGCGGGAAATGAATAGATCACCCATTCCGCCTGAGTCCACGCCAATAGCCCACACATTATATCTGGAAACAAACTCTACGATGCGGTGATACTGAGATTCCCACTCCTGTCCTTGAAGGTCTAGCCAATTCAAGATTCGGGCATTAAAGTATCCAAACTCATCACGTGCTTCCCAATCGACAAATAGGGCTGTAACAATTGTGCTGTCGATCTTACGTCCAGGATCAATACCAATGACAATAGGAGTCATGTAGTAATTCTTCTGGGTTTCCATTGACTTATCTCCAAGCTGCTCAAGGCGCTCGGAGGTGGTGAACATTCCCTGTTCAAGTAGCCAATGAAGTCTATAGGATAGTTTGAATTCGTCAGACTCAAATCCCATTCGCAACATGTCTCCGCCAACAGACTTCTTGTACTTGGCGTTCCACTTGGATACTTCTCTATAGTCGGCTTCAAAGTGGTTAGTACGTGCGCCGCGTCTGGTGGCGTTTCTCTTGTTCTGGGAAATCTGTCTGTAGAATACACCCTTCTCATATGTGGGTGTACCTGTCATGATGAACGTACCTGCGGTAGACGCAAGCATGGGGCGGATTGACTTGTCTACTACCTTCTGGTCCGCAACCTGTGCCTCATCGAGAAGGGCAATGTGATAGGTCTTACCTTCAATGGACGCGCGAGGGTGGGCAGTCTGACGACGTACCAGGGAGCCGCACTTCTCTAGCTTGATCTCTGCTCCCTTACCTCTGACTCTCTCGTCAATGGCAGGGTCCATCATGATGGCTTGTGCGCGCTCTGAGGTAAGCATGGAGACGATGCGGGAGAACAGGGTCTTGGCCATGTCGTCAACGGGCGCGAAGGCGCCTACCCACACACCCTCCTTGAAGGAGTCCAGCAGCACATTGAAGGGCTCAACCTTCGCTAAGCGAGGGAGCATAATCATCATCGTGGCAATGGCCGCTGATACTGTTTCTGTCTTTCCAGACTGTCTGGAGAATAGCGCGGTAACCGTCTCGTTGTCGTTAATGATTACGGATTCCATAACGCGCGCTGCGAAAGGTCTTTGGTAACCATATAGAGGGTGACCTGATAACTCATCAGCGAACAACAGTAGCCGTTCTACCAATTGATCAACGAAGGCTTGCGACTGTGGATCTAGCTCTGTACGCGTAGACTCAAGCGCGTCCCTCTCCTCGGTAGTCAGTTCCTCTAATACTTCAGCATCCATCATATTATTCTCCCAATTTGTAACTCACATCCACTATTGTACCTTGCTTGACAAGGGAAGAGGTACGTGCTACGGTCGGGAAAACAACTCAACAACGAGAAGGAGAAATCATGATACCTGACAACGATCAACAGCGTCCGGATCACAGCTTCCGAAACCCCTTCATTGCTACCCTGATCGGGGCATGGATCGGCTGGAAGCTGGATCAGACAGCGTTCGGCAGGTGGTTCAATACCAACCCCGTTCTCAACCGGATCTTCACTCTACTGCGCGTAGGGTTGATACTGTTGATCGTTATGGGGGTCATGTACTACCTGTGGCTAGTTTTGATATCGTTCACTTCGTGACGCGTTCTTCAAGCGCTTGTAGGGCAGCCAGTAGAGATACTGCACCCTTGCGGGTGTCCTCAATATACATAAGAGTCTGATCTTGCTGCTGCGAGGTCAGGCTCTTACGTATTTCCGAAATGTTTTTCCCGATGCCCGAATGGATGTTGTCAGTCCAGCGGATCAGCTCATAGTCTGATACTGCCTGTAGACGACGATAGATCTTGGTATTGATCTCCTCGTTGCCCTTTACCTTCTTCTTTCTAAGCATTGCTCGCCTCTGTCTCATGGAATTCTTCATCGGTCATCTGACGGCCTTGTAGGGCCTCTAGGAGCGTCTGTTCCTCGGTTCGGGTGGTACTCCTCCACCAACCCAACACAAGCCCTCTGTGGGTCCCTGGGAGCCTCAGGATGAGGGAGTTTGACTTCCTGTAAGGTTCTTCAATCTCGTGGGACGGGAAACGGTGTACAAGAGGTGACTTCTTCTGAAGATTGATCTTGTGTGCAAATAGTGGTCCGAGATCATGTGTCTTGTAATGCATCGATTAAATGAGTCCTCTTTTGTATGGGTAATTGTTGAGCGTCGTATTAATATAGCGTCCAGGGGAATTAGCTCTTCTAAATTTCCACCATACTGAAGGCGGAATGTTGTAGTAAGTGTAATAGTCTCCATCACGGAACTTGATACGCAATGTCTGAGAGCGCTCATCATATCCGGCTGCTAGTGTTCTTGGTCGGCCTGGATTGATGGTAGGTGTTGGCTGATAAGGAAGTAGATATTGGTCATCACCATTGATAGCTAATTCAATCTCATCGTAGACATGCTCGTCAGTAAGGCGTATGGCACGTTGCTCTGTAGCATTCAGATCCAGAGGGGAGCGCACGTTGCTGGGCATGTCAGTACCATTGCCACCAAGGAAGGTACGATCCCATGCCGAACCTGTAGCGCCTCGGTTGCGTGAACTGAAAGACGATACTGGCGGAACTCTATTTCCTGGTTTTCTTCTTGGCATTGGTTCTCCTAAATAAAATAGCCTCCCCGTAATGATACCAGGGAGGCTATTTGTCTAGCTATTTTGTACTGTCCAGCCAGATGGCAGTTCATCTTGATCTGTGCCATCTTGCTTGTGCGGACAGTAGTATCCGGGATACATGTGAACGCCATCTACGAAGTAGCAGGTATCGGTTTGGATGTGTGGACCATAGGCTACGTGCTGTCCGCCATGCGCTGTCCAGCTCTCCTCTGCCCATGCTTCTTCATAGTCGGAGTCGTCATTAAACTGAGGAGCCAATCAAATCATCTACATTCGCAACAGAGTAAGTGGAAGGCTTAATAATCTTCCCAAACTCATTGTAGTGGACCTTTCCATCAGGCCAGAGCTTAGTCATGTTAGCCTCATGGATTCGATTGAAAACAGCTTCCAGGGGAATGCACAGCTCATCAGCGGTTCCGTAAACCACATAGAGAAGATCAGCCAGTTCCTTAGCGAGCTGACGCTTAGCGTTGGTACGATCCTCTTCCGTATACTCTTCTGGATGCATCAACTGATGCTTAACGTACTCAATCTCGTAAAGGACTTCCTTGTATTCCTCAGTGATAAGTCGTTCACGACGATCCATATCATCGGGAGTAACGTTTACATTGAAACGCTTATCCTTCCTTGGATGGAACTTGTCGTGAAACTCATTAAGCGCCTTCATAGGCTCATAGGTCACTTAGTATTTCCCTTAATCTCGTTAGAGAACATGCTGACTGTTTTGAGAACGCCATTGTAGATACCAGTACCGATTACGCTAGCAAATGCGTAGGTGCCCAGTAGAGCCTTCCAATAAGCCACAGGATGATCGAATGCCGCCAGAGCAAACATGACGAGCATTGCGTCAACCGCAACGATTATCCAATAAGTCAGAATTCTTGTAGCAGCCTTCATTATTGCCTCCTATTAATTAGTAAAGCTTACCGTCAACAGAGAACATACCATCATCGACAGTTACCAGTCTAGGGAATACTCGATCTCCATAGACTTCAAGAATTCCGAAAGCCTGTTGCCAGTTAGCCGCAACACCCTTCTTCTTGAGATAGTCAGCCTGAGTCAGATCCATGAAGTGACCAACCTCAAGCCCGGAAACTGTTCTGCGAATCTTACCATTGTATCCAGTACTTTCGCTAGTCAGTCCCGCACGGTGTGTATGTCCGCAGACAACGTTAACACCAAACTTGTTCTTTGCCAAGCCGAACGCTGTCTTGCCTGCTACAGGGCTTAGGCTTCCTTCATCACCATGCGCCATGACCCATCCCGGAGCAAGCTCAACGACCTCATCTCGTACAAATTCGACCCCGTACTCATTGAATCCTGTAAGGTTTTCAATGGAGAGAGCCGAGAGACTTGCAAGTCCAGGTGCGCAAGATTGGATGTAAAGCTCAAGTCGGTCATCATGATTCGATCTAACAATTCGGAAGCGGCCTTCATGCACTTCTCGAATTCGACTGAGGATGTCTCTTGTGGAGTCGAATCCTGCTTGGAGGTCTCCGGCATACTCCGTCTTCTTTCCTCTTACCCAACGACTGATCTCAGTGGAGTCAGTAAAGTCTCCAACCTGAGCCAACTCATCTGGCTGGTAATCCTTAAGGAAGTCGATGAACTTATTCACCAGCTTCTCATCATGCAATGGTGCCTGAACATCTGGCATAACCACTACAGTATAGGAATGCTTCTTGGGAAGTGTTGCACCTACACTGTAATCAAACTTCTTGGCATTCTCGTAGTTAAGTGCAAATTCAGTTCCGGTAAGGATTAGCTTATTGTTCTCATCCTTTTCCTTACGCCAAGTACGGATAAGCTTTTCAGAAACACTAAGGTTCTTTCTAAGAGCTAGAGCCTCTGATACTGCATTCCTTCCCAGACTTCTGTCATTCAGTAAATCGTAGATATCTTGGTCCACCATGGACAGCGTACGGAGCTTTCCGATACTGTCGATATGCTCAAGACTCAACGTACCTCCTTAAATAAAAATCTGTATGGTGTAGTACATCGTACACCATACAGAGAATCGTGTCTACTTCTTACTTGTCCACAAGGTTACTACAGCTATAGTAATGGGAATCATGACCATGGATACCAGCCATCTGAACTGAGACTGTCTAGCTTTCAGATAGTCCTCATGCTGCTTCTTACGGTCTTCTCTTTCCTTGGCTATAGCTCTTTCGTATCTTGATCTTTCACTCAGCAGATCCGTCTTGAAAGTATCGAATAGGTGACGGAAGTCTCTTTTGATATTCTCAACATCGACTTCTAAGTCATCTATCTTCTCATTAGTATTTACAAAACGGATGTCTAGTGAGCGCTTGTCTGCGGAGTATTCAATTTGGGAAAGAAGTTTGTCCAGTCGGCTAGAGAAATCTACGAACCGTGAATCCACGCTTCTCTGTAAACTGTCTAGCTCTCGCTGAACCGCTCCCGACCACTCCTGTGAAGTCATTGCCATGGCAACTCACTTAGGGCTAGATATCAAACGGACTAAGCCTAAGCCACAACGTTGTCAGTTTAGTTCTTCAAGTATGTGTCCCATTAAGCATATTACTGTGGTCTAGTGCTATTTCTTTATAAGGATAGCACTAGACACTACAGTATTCTGTTGATTTGTTAATCACCCTTTGGCATGATCCTCTTCCAGACAGAAGGCGCAATGTTCTTACCATCTAGCTGAAGAAATAGTAGGTCTGGGTATACCGTCCAGTCACGGTGAGTAGCGCAAGAAGCGAACTCCTTACGATCCCAACCAGGGCTGTCCTTGTCAAGCTGCTTAACTAGCTGACGATAATCTGCCTTAGCAGTGTAATCAATCAGTCGGAATTCAGCCTGCAATTCCTTTATCTGAACCTCTAACCAATCATGCCATTCCTCGGGAATAATCATAGCCAATTCACGATGAGTGACACCAGAGGACAGGTTCTCCCAGATTCGCTTCTTTGTCAAGCCTGTGACGATCTTGTGTAGCTTGAGATAGTCATCCTGCTTGACCTTGACCATTTCCTCCGTAGCAGGGAAGTGAATCACATACCCTTCTGCATTGGGGCGAGGAGGAGCCTCCAGCGCCTCTCTAAGCGTCTTGTAGGGGAACATCTCGGCCCTACCCCACTTCCACTCTGGCAGCTCGTTAGGATAGTAGACAGCGCCACTCTCCATGTGCCGAGCACCGATCAGTACCAGCTCATCTCGATCACCGTAGTCAAGCACAATACGGTTCTGTGGATAGATGATCTCGAACATGTAGGTGAACTCATGGTCAAGATCATTGAGGAACCAACCATACTTCTGGTGCATCAACATCGTAGCGTGTGCACCCTGCTCAGACTGGAAGGAACCCTTTGTAGATACTTCCCAGAAACCATCAGGGCGACGGTATAGGATACCCATCGAACCATCAAGCTTGTCAGTAACAATGGCAGGCATGTCCAAGGGAAGGACAGGCGCATTAGGCTCATTGTAGTTAAAGAACTTATCGAATGGCCGCGCTAGAACGTCAAGGGAATCTGTGTCAACAATAAGCCCCCGACACTTCTGAGTAACGTCATTCCACATACGGTCATACATGGTCTCATTGGTGTACTCGTAAATACTAAGGTTCTTATAAATAGGGTGTCGGTTCTCCTTCACCTGCTTATTTACAATTGCCTCGCCAAGGTCACTAATCTCTAGCAAGTCATAAAGCTTCATCAGTAATTCCCCTCCTTCCACAATTCATGAATTCTATTCGGTACAATACCAAATCTTACCCAATCGTCAATCTCATCGTCCAGCAGCCCCAAGAAGTCATAGAGGCTCACGTCCACGTTCACAGCGTGCCAGGTGTCCACAAGGTCTTCCATGTACTCCCCGACGTCGTAACGGTTGTAGCGGGCCGTAGAGTCCTTGTACGCCTCCCGTTCGGTCTTAGTCCACGGGTGGATGGGAAAGTCCATAAGCCTCCAATCGCTTCTGGGAGACCTCACGACGGCGCTGAGCGTCGTTCGCGCAGTGCTTAATGTACGTGTCCAGAATGTTCCGAAGATCCTCCAAAGGGATCTCAAGCTCTTCAGCAGTCGCCTTTTCAGGTTCGGTGTAGTCATTGGCGATCATCGTTTCTACCTCCCTCTGTTGTTGTCGTGGTACGATCCTAGGGCATGAAAGAGCCCCTGTCAACCCATCGGCCAGCGGCCAAGGACTAACAGGGGCACGGTGTGAGCGGAGGGACTCGAACCCCCAGACCCCGAAGAGAACGGCTTTACAGGCCGCGGCGCTACCAATTACGCGTTACACTCACATGGTACTATTTACATTCTTTTGTATGAACTGTTATCCAGTCACGCTCAGCCTGAGCTAAGGATTCCTGTTTATTCTTGATCCTGTATATCTTGGTGCCGTTACAAGTATTGCACTGGAACTTCACGGTACCATCCCAGAAATGCTTTGTAAAGCTCTTCATGCTTCCTCCTTAAGGTGTGACCAACGGGGATCGAACCCGTGACGCCTGAGTCACAATCAGGTATGTTACCGCTACACCATGGCCACCATGGCCCATTACAGTCCAGAAAGAAGAACTCTTTCCAATGCGACCTTAGGGCGTGCGCCTACAGACTGCTTAACAATCTCTCCATTTTGGAATAGAGCAATTGTTGGCACTGAAAGCACTTCGTACTTATTTACTGTTACTGGATTCTCATCAATGTTCATCTTGACGAATTCAATGTCAGGATGCTCATTTGACATAGCTTCCAATACTGGAGCCACTTGACGACAAGGGCCGCACCAGGGAGCCCAGAAGTCTACGATTACTGGACGATTCCCGCTAATGAGCGACGAGAATTCATTATCTGATACTGCTCTCATGGTTTCCTTTCAAGTGGTATATGTCGATGCGGTTGGATTCGAACCAACGATCTTCCGTGTATCAGACGGATGCCTTCACCAGACTTGGCCACGCACCGAGGAGTAGGGCTACTGGGACTCGAACCCAGATTATGACCTTATAAGAGTCGTCTCTTCACCTTTAAAGGATAGCCCCAAGTTGCTCAACTTATAAGCGGAGGAAGAGGGATTCGAACCCACACGGCTTTCACACCGTAGGCTTTTCAAGAGCCTGCCACGCCACCGATGTTAGTTCCTCCATTGAAGGGACTCATCCTCTACCCTTCTGTGCCGACCCACCTTGAATGCATCCATTCGGCTTCTGTTTCGTAGGACAACCACCTAAATAATAGTATAGGCTCCATCCTACTTCACTTGCAAGTGCGCGGAAAGTGTGGGAATCGAACCCACTAGGGCGTTAACCCTTACTATGTTTCCAGCATAGCTGCTCACCGGTTGCTTACTTTCCATTGTGTGAAGGCTTAAGGGACCTTCCAGAGATATCACCATCTGCACCTTGGCAGGGGCCACCCTTTGGTTATTTAGAAACCGTCGCGGCTACGCTCATTGTACTTACCAAACACCGCACGACGCCAACCCTTTTGCTCAGGCATAGGATTACCATTTACATCCTTACCCTGGAAGTTCTCACGACTATAACGGTCACGACCCTCTTCAGTCTTAGAGGCTTCCTGCCAGTCCTTGTACTTACCAGACAGCTCACGGGGACGTCTACCACCAGCATCGGCATGAGGTGTACTATCCTCAACAACCTCAAGGATACGCTCAGGAACACAAGCAGTATTACCTACTCCGCGTACCCAAACATCGCCACGACCACGCCATTCGCCAACCATACCCTTGTACTTGCCACTAGTGACCTTAACAGTGTCACCAACACGCAATCTTGCCATTTCTCTCTTTACCTCCTTTATTGGTAATTCGAGCGGAGACACAGGGATTCGAACCCTGGGAGGTGTTACCCTCACTTCCTTAGCAGGGAAGCCCGATCAGCCACTCTGGCACATCTCCATATTAGGGGGGTTCGTTAGGTATGTCAACCCCCTGACCATTGCATATCTCCGCCACGAACCACCAACGGATAGCAGAGCTACTAGGCGGAATCGAACCGCAAACCAACGCTTTTGCAGAGCGTTCCCACGCCATGTGAGTTAGGTCTAGCAGCATAGAAAATCGCCGGGCCTTTAACCGTTAGGCACGCAGGTACGGGGTATTTCCTGCATAACCGGCCGTGGATCTGCCCGGAATCGAACCGGGGTGCTGAAAGTTTCCGCATGCGGCTTTAAATTCAGACGAAACCTTACAGACCCATTAAAGTGTAGCCGCAGCTAGGATTCGAACCTAGAACTACTCAATCAATACGCGAATGTGATCAGCATTCTCACCGACTTGACTAGTATTGGCGGTGGATTGATTTTGAGCGCTTTGCCGATTAAGCTACTGCGCCGTACCCGATGAGGGAATCGAACCCCCGTATACGGTGTGTAAAACCGCCGCTCTCCCATTGAGCTAATCGGGCATAACCCCTTTCGGGGCGTTTTACTTACTTCTCGTAGTCCTTCTCATGTGCCTTGAAAGGCTCACGATCAGGGTAGTCAAGATCCTGAAGTGCAATTCGTCCTGTAGAGGACTCTGTCATAATCACTTCAAACTCATCACCGACGTGGTTGTGAACAATATCGCCACGCTTGAACTTAGCCACTGTGCCTCCATTGTAGTGTCTATTCTAACGTACTCCTGGAGGGATTCGAACCCCCAACCTAGCGGATAGAAGCCGCTTGCGCTGTCCGTTGCGCCACAGGAGCAGGAGCCCTGAGGGGCAACTCAGGGCGTTCGTGCCAAACTTAATCGTACCAGATCCAGTAATTCTTGGTGCGCTTAGCATCAGCGTACACGTCCCAATCATCACTGTCAATGCCTTGAGCTTCCCAAATGTCTTCAAGGCTGAAGTGGCCCAACCACTCAAGCTCTTCACGAAAGTCTATCACACGATCAAACTTCCCAGCAAGGTCTCTACACTGTTGCCGAACCTTACCACGTGCGGTTTTGTTCACTATACGCTTAGCAGTTTTATTGCTCTTATCATTTGGGTAATACTCCAAATGGTATTCACAATTCTTCTGGTCTAGCATTTCTTCGTTGGATTTACTTCCTTGCCAACGATGATAAGTAGTGTCATTGACTTCAGGCAGATCCAGAGTACATGGTACATACTCATACCAGCGCTTGTAAAGCGGACGGGTACGGAATACAGGCTCCAACTCGTGACCTCTTGGGTGCCACTTGTATATGTTGTAGCTCTCTTCTCCGACTTCTTCCCGCTGCGGTACAAGATGGTCATGGACTGCATAACGAGCGGCGTTAGGATCATTCTTCATTACCCAATATGGGCGATCCTTAAACGTACGGGACATTGGTACTCCCTTACATCTGAGAATAAAAATGCCAGATATCAGAGACTCTGGCGGGTCTCCCATACATTAAGACTTTCTAGGGTGTGTTTCAGCATGGTTTAGATATCCCTGTGTGCCCGGAGGGAATCGAACCCCCAACCTCTTGGTTCGTAGCCAAGCGCTCTGTCCGTTGAGCTACGGGCACATAATCGCAAGGTGGTATTGTATCCAGGTCTTTCCACACATGCTCTATTTCGGGATCGCAATGAGTCCTGTACCCGAACTAATTCTATCGTACCAGTCCGACACTCTTCGCGTCGTCAAGCCACTTGTCAAGCTCATCACTCATGTCCTCTGCAAACTTCTCAGAGGTCAGAGAGACGAGATCTCCACTAGTGTAATTCTTGGAATCCACGTTGTCAACCAATCCCTTAAGATCGTCATCAATCTTCTTAGCGAATCGGGCCGCGTCAGGATCAGAACCGATGGTCAGCCACTTGACAAAGACAGGCTTACGAGACATCTTGGTAAGCATGTCCATCACTGCGCTCTCACTGTTGGGACGACCATCCGTTACAACAATGATGATAGCAGGATCATCGCAGTTGTCAAACAGCTTGTCCGCCTCATCAAGGGCACGAGCAGTGTTGGTGCTACCACCGTTACCGTTCCAACCCTGAAGGCGAATAAAGTCCTGGTAGTTGTCCTGAGTAAGATCAGTAGATGCCCAGTAGAAGCTATCACCAAAGACACCGACCGGAATAAGACCATCAGTATCAACCTCAAAAGCATAACCGAGAGCAAACTCAGCAAGCTTCTGAACCTTACCACGACCATAGAAACCGGTCATGGAACCTGAATTATCAATCAGAATGCCTACAGCAAACTTCTTGTCGTTCAGATTCCTCTTCGTAAGAGAAACCTTAGCAGCCTCCTGAGTCTTCACGAGAGAAACGTGAGACTCATTCAGCACAACCTTCTGAAAGCCACTCTGATCAGAGAGCTTCACCGAACGGAGAACTGAGAGAGACTTATTAGGGCGCTTACGACCAAACATGAATTTCCTCCTTCATTTATGGTTTATAAGTTCAAATCCCCAGCAGACTGGATATTGATACTGTTTGCACCAGAAATCTGTACTTGGGTACCTAGGGCCTTATAAGACTTTAGCTTGGCCAGATACTTTTCCAGCTTTCCAGGTGTTACCAGGTATGCTTCTCTATCCGTAAGAGCAACACCAGCCAAAGCGAAATCCTTTGCAACCAACTGGCTACAGATAAGGTGCTTTGAACTGATTACTCTCTTTGCGATACCGGGGTGTCGTAGTCCTAGACGATAGCAAGCAATCGCCAGGTAGTCAAGGAAGCTATAGGGAGTCCCTACGTCCGCCTTAGCTGCTGCTACGATAACCTCTCGCTGAGCCTGTGTCAAGGGCACTACGTCTGTAGACCACATGATCGGACGCCCATCATACTCACTGAGATCAGAGATAAGGGCGCCACCTGGTTCAGCCTCAACAATTTGATTATCGCCAATATAAATGAAAGCATGTTCAAAATCAAGGAAGCCATCACCATTCAACCATTGGCCGAAGCGGATTAATTTACCCACTTCACCTGCAATTGAAACGAGACCAAAGTCTCCAGGGCTAGGAGTTACCATGTGCATCCATCCAATCTGCTATTCGTCTTAATTCACTTGATGTTGCATCGCTCTTAAGGCGATTAGCTTTATTGCTGATGACTGCCACATTGCCTGGAATGTATCCTAAAGTAGGAACAATTCTATCTACCGTTGGAACATTGTCAGTATATGTTTCTTCTAGTCTAATCTCGATACCGAGTACAGGACAGATATCGGGAATGACTAAATCTTCCAAAGTGATAGAGAACGGTATGTTGCGTCCTTCAGCACGTTGCTTAGCAGTAGTATATAGGCTTCTAGTTCTAGCGTCTTTAGTTGTATAACGCTTTTTGCTATATGCCTTAATCTGTTCAGCGTTGTTAGCTTTGGTTCGCTTACGATTCTCTATTACACACTCAGGAGTTTTGATACAGACTCCTGTCGTATTCCTTGCGGATATACGTCCGCCGCATAGTTCACATATTTTCATGATACTAGTATAGCGTATTTTGGAAGAGTAAAGTGATTCCCCGGGGACTCGAACCCCGACGCTTCGGATTAAAAGTCCGCTGCTCTGCCATTGAGCTAGGGAACCATACTGCTATTCGCCTTTACGTCTAGAGCGTACCAGACCATAACCAGTTATCTGACCTCTGAATCTAGTGACCTTCTTCTTATCGCAAAGACGCATCAATCTTACAATTTCAGAATCATCAGTGAGGATGAGATAGAAGTGCTGAGGCTCATCCTCTACTGCTTCCCAAACGGCTCCACGAACAATTTGATTAGCCATTACTTCTCCTACTTTGGAATCCGGAGAAACATGATGGGAATCTTTACCGTTGTTAGTCCTCTCAGGCTTACCTTCGCCTGATCCTTGTCATCAATGGATTTTATAATTCCATTCATACCTTGATAGGGTCCGGCGACGACACGAACAATGTCGTCTACCTTTACTTTCGCACTCCTCATCTCTCCTCCTTTGCGTATTCCGACACGGACTTGAACCGTGGACCTTGGGTTTAAGAGACCCCTGCTCTACCAACTGAGCTACCGGAACATAGAGATTTTGTCCAAGGCAGATCTCTAACTGCCCCCTTGTTCTCGCGGTTTGCGCCCGCGCTAATAGGGATCATTGATAAGGAATAGCGCGCTTTATCTGAGATCATCCCTTTATCGATCTTGTCTATTAGAAGTGAGCCGGGGTAGGCAGGTCGCCACCTGTGCGTCCCTACCCCAACGTGGATCTGGGGGGATTCGAACCCCCAACCTTCTGCGTGCAAAGCAGTTGCTCTTCCATTGGAGCTACAGACCCATTGATGACTACACCCTAGCAAGGTTTGCCTATTGGCACAAGCCCTACCCGAAACCCGCCATCGTAGACTTCGGGACTCTCTTGCTCTCACCAGGGTGTTTCTAGCTTATCAGGTCTCAGAGAGCCTTGTCAACTACTGGGTGAACTACAGTTTCAACATCATTCTGTGTCTCGATCCAAACGTGTGCCCCACATGATAGCGGTTTGTCAGGACTGTAAACAACCCTGGCTACCTCTACGCCATTACCATCTCTGATAATAGCCTCATGTGCGTAATCGTTGGACTTATAAGTCTTTACCGTAAGTACGGGATTGGACTCGTCATTAGTCCTATTGGACTTAATAACATGCTGATTCACATGAATTATAGTCTTCAACTTAGCTCTCCCAAGGCCACTTCTGAGTTTGACCTGCTTCAATCAGAGGGATCATCTGGAAGCCCTTGTCAGTCAGTCCTCCGAAGGTGTGACGCTTCTTTGAACCAGACTCACCGTGAGCCGCACGATATCCACCGAGGTTCCAAGTGTACACCGGAGTGTGCGCAGGAACAACACTCAACGGATCTCCGCCCCAACCGTTGTACTGCTCATCAGTGATGAGAATAACTCGGTCGTGAGCATTCGTCAAGTTAGCACGAATAGCACCAGCGGTGTCAGTTCCACCCATGTTCTCAAACTGGTTCAACAGAGGCAGAATGGAATCTCCCTTACGGAAGGATACCTTCTTGTGCGCCTTACGTCCACCCCAAGTAGAACCATACTGTACCAGATCAGCATCCTCAGCGCGGAGCGCCAGAGCAATACCAAACAGTGCAGCAGAGTCCGCACGGTCAAGGTCAGAGACCCCGCCGTTGGAGTCAAACATGCTACCAGAGCGGTCTACCAGGATCAACGTCTTACCCTTAAGGGCAGGCACGTTGCTCAGAGACGCATCAAGAGCACTCTCCATTGCCGCAGCAATCGGAAGGTTGTTCTTGTTCGCCTGATAGGCCGCAAGGAATCGGAACGGGAACTGCTTAGACTTCGCAACTTCCTCGGGATCAGAAAGCTTTGCCAACACCTTATTCAGGGTAGCGCGACTAACACCAGCCTCCTGGAAATTACGCAGGTTACGCAGCAATGCCATGTAACCCATAGAAGGGATAATAGCCTCCCAAGCCTTAGCGTCCATAGGACCCTGAAGCCATCCAGACATAGCCTCCCATGTCATACCAGCACGCTTAAACGTATCCTGGTTAACCAGAAGAGACTTCTTGCGCATCTCAACTGGAGTTTCCATAATACGGGTACGAGTCTTCACCATTTCAAGCGCGTCAGGAATAGTCTCTACGTTTCCGTAACGGCGATCCAAAGCGTACTTGAAAAGCTGATTCTGGTTATCAGAATCCGCAGAAGGGTGAGTAAGCTGAATTACGTCAGCAAAACGGAAGCCCTTGGAATCCGTGTCGTACTTAAGCAAAGAGTACTCGTTGTAGAGACGCTTAGCGCCATCCGCAACGCCCTTCTTAAGGTACGCAGGATAGTTCTTCCCATACTTGCTAGCGTAGTAAGCCAGAACCTCTCCAGGCTCGTCTGCACGTGCCTGACACGCTGCGATGATTCTACGGGGCGTAGACGCTACGGCCGGACCGTACGCATCATAAAGTGCCTTGGCACCCTCAACGGCCGCCACAACGGAAGCAGAGCGCATGAACGCCCCATTACGCAGCCACCCAACAAACTGCTCAAACCACTTGGCATCAAGCTCTGCCACCTGGGCACACAGACCCGCAAAACGGTCATCACGGCTCTTGGCAGACTCATAGAACGTGTCCGTACCAACAAAGTTGGCTACTGCCAAAAGAAACAGCTCAGACTTGATATCACGCTGGAATGCCAGACGACCATCCGCATTTACAGTAGTGCCAACTGTCTTGATAGGAGACTGAACTCCTGTACGTACTGCCTGATTGAACTTACTCATATCTACTTCCCCTTCTTAATTACTCGGTCGCCAATTCGCATGGCGCATCGTGTTCCACAGGCCCAAACCTCAACCTCTGAATTAATTGAGTATGGGTACTTATCGATTGGATACTTACCACATTCACATGTGGCAGTCTTATTATTCATCTTCATGGTTCCTCCTTCGTGGTACGTCATTAGACAAATAAAAACCCCTTAGCTATGCGACTAAGGGGAAGAATATTGAATACCTAGAAATAATGACTTGAGGTGTTTTACTAGCGCCGTGCAGCCGCATGAGTGCGGCCGTGGGATTCGAACCCACTCGTCCTTTTAATCAGAAAGAAGTAACCCCGTTGTCTACGCATCGGTACTCAAAGTATCTACCCTAGAAAAAATCGCTTAATGGTGTTAGTTCGCCAAATGAAGTAACCATTAGCTTACGCATCGGGTATAAATTTTCAATTATAAACACCTAGAAACAATGACTTAGGAGATATCCGCCTGACCCAAGGCAACGAGCACTTGGCGAGCGGCATTCCCAAAAAGGTTGAGAAGTAACCCAAATCTTCGCATCGGTGTTAAGTTTTAAGACAGCTAGAAAAAGGCGACAAAAGGCTTTTATAATGTCTCCTGCTCTACCACTGAGCTACCTACCGAAGAAGTCGATAGGGATGGATTCGAACCATCGGCCCGGAGATTCCCTGTGTTAGAAGTATCTCTCATCTACGCATCGCTGTCAAGCTTAGTTGTGACTAGTAAAGACGAATCAAGCGTTAATAACTGCTAGTACGGATTATGAGTCCGCCCGCAGCCCTGCCCGTTTCTAAGACGGGGAATGGATTCGAACCACTAATTTACCTGAAGTAACTCGATTCTACGCATCGTCACAAAGCTCCCCCTGCTGGATTCGAACCAACAACCTTGGAGTTAACAGCTCCCTGCTCTGCCATTGAGCTAAGGGGGAATAAACCCTGCCCACAAGGAACAGGGTGGGTTTTAATCTCACGCCCTTGACCTAATCATCAACGGAATGAGGGTGTTACCAAGTCCTACCATCCCACAGGAGGATAGGGATTAATGTCTACAGTCTAGGGTCAAAGCAGCGGGTTGTCAAGTTCCCTAACTAAGACGCTCACTAGATGACGCTAGGTCTTGCACTTCCTATTCTGTAGTCCTTTCAGCATACTAGCTAGCTCATATGCTGTCAAGAGCATGGGCTAGAGGATTCGAACCCCTGAGAACAGTTTTGGAGACTGTCATGTTACCACTACATCAAGCCCATATTGCCCCGAAGGGCGAAACTTACTTTTTAGTATCGATATGCTGCACGCTATTGGTAGTACCTGTCAAGAAGTTGTGCGCTCCCTGAGCTATACCAGGCGCAATAGAAGCTAAGATCAGCCCTACGAAAATGTAGTACACGGCCTGTCCTAGTCTATGGCTAGAGTGCTTCCACGCAATCACCAGAGAAATAATGATGAAGATGAGAGAAACACCGATTCCAATACCCATATCAGTTGCCTCCTTCTATGGAATTTCTTGCGTACCCACGGAGAGATTCGAACTCTCACACTTCTGAGTCTAAATCAGACGACTTTGCCATTTGTCCACGCGGGCATAACGTTGCTGGTAGGCCCTGGGACCTACATTTCCCTTTCCCGGGTGGGCGTTTTAGCACTCGCCAGGCTATTGATTAAACTACAGCAACTAACGGAATCTCGCAAGCGCTATGCAATCTTCCATTTGTACTCCCTGCCGGATTCGAACCGACACGCCTGTAAAGCAAGAGGGTTTAAGCCTCTCGTGGCTACCATTTCACCAAGGGAGCATAAAGCAGTGGGATGGGACTCGAACCCATGTCAACCGTGTCAGGGCGCTCTTGCCTATTGAGCTACACCACTTTTTAGAGGGTCATGACTCCCTCTAGCCATCTTCCTCTGTGCGCAACTGGGAAGATTAAAGTACCCACAGTCGGACTCGAACCGACAGATCCTCGGGTTTGAGCCGAGTGACTTTGCCAAATTTGTCTATGCGGGCATGAACTACGTTACTCGATGATTTCCCAACTGTCAACTGCCTCTACCATCCTATTTTGCAGGAGGTGACGTTCGTCATCGTTGGGATAGTCAGCGTACATGAAGTAACCTTGATCTGTCAAGACCACTGCAAACTTCTCAGGGTAGTTGGATAGCTTAATAGGCTTTCCCGCCTTGAGAGCTTCTTGAATTACCGGATCAGAAATCTTCATAATTGAACCTTTCGTAAAGAGCACCCTCCGGGATTCGAACCCGATTCCTTCCCCGTACCAGGGGGATATTCAACCACATGAACTTAGGGTGCACATCGTACTTAACCGGGTACGAAACCGTGACCGTCACCGTCAGGTGTCTATGGACTTTCCATAGGAACGAGCCGCATCAAGGAATCGAACCCTGACCTACTCTGTACGAAAGAGTTATTCTTCCATTGAACTAATGCGGCAAAGAGCCCCCAGTAGGATTTGAACCCACGACCTATCGCTTACAAGGCGATTGCTCTACCACTGAGCTATAGGGGCATAGAGTGCCACGGAAGGAGGAACGTGGCACTCAAGTTAGATCACGCGCTACCAGTTGTGGTAATCACGTAGTCTGTGTTTGCATTTAGAACGAAGTCAACTGGTGCGGAGAATGGAGAGGAAGCAGAAAGCTGAACTGTCCATAGTACGTCACCAGTATCTAGTGCAGCACCCAAACCGTCAACGCCAGGTGGCACTGTGGCAGGAAATAGCGCACGTACTGTTGGGTAAGTAGCGCCAGTTGTAGTAGGTGTTGGGTACACATATGCGTGTCCGTCTGCTGCAACTGCGGCTACGACCTGAGTCCCCACAGTAAGGGCGTTAACCTTTACTACTGTGTTAGAACCAAAAGCCATAATATTAACCTTTCATGAAAGAATCACTATTGTGATCGCTATAGCAATTCAATTCTACCAAAGGTTATGAAGTTTAGTGTGGACTCGGCAGTCTCATCCCTTAGTGCCTGCTTACACTATCATCCACGAATAGTGCAGTATCTCCTGCCACGGTGGCCACTACCCGGTTACGCGCCACTCCTAGCTTCATTAGGGATCGGACGGATGGTCCCTAATGCGCACTCTGTTCTCCGTCACGTGCAACGTACCCCCACAGGGACTCGAACCCTGTCCTTGAGATTGAAAGCCTCAGATCCTACCTATAGACGATGGGGGCAGGAACCTAGGGGAGCGACCCCTA